TATTTAATGGTTGATCATTATTTAATGGTTGATCATTATTTAATGGTTGATCATTATTTAATGGTTCTTCAATAACAGCATCATTAATGGTCGCGGTTTCTTCTGTTTGTTCTACTTCTACTGGTTTGATAACTTCATCAATATATAAAGAATCTTTTAAAATTGATTCATTTTTATTATATTGTTTAATCATTTTTTTTAATATTTTTTTTAATTTTGGTTTTACATCGGATTTATTATATTGTCTTTGTTCATATTCTGATCTATATTTAAAACCCCAGTTTTCATAATATTTAAAAATATTTAAAACTGGATTATATATTAAATCATTTGTTTTAATGTTTAGACTGTTAAAATAATCAGATCTTTTTTTATTTTGTATAGTATTTAATTTTTTATATGTTCTAGCATCTAAAAATTTATTAATAAAGGTTTTTGTGGTTGTGTTCATTTTGTTTTATATGTTTTTTTATTATAATATATATTATTAATATTTCTTTAAATAACTTTTTTTTAATTAATTTTTTTATTTTTTTTAATTAATTTATTTATTTTTTTAATTAATTTATTTATTTTTTTTAATTAATTTATTTATTTTTTTTTAATTAATTTATTTATTAATTTATTTATTTTTTTAATTAATTTATTTATTTTTTAATTAATTTATTTATTTTTTAATTAATTTATTTTTAAAAATATATCATTAATCATTAATGATATATTTTTTTTAAATTATAAAGTAGAGATAATATTACGGGATTTAAATTATTAATTGTTTTTATAAAGTAGAGATAATATTACGGGATTTAAATTATTAATTGTTTTTATAAAGTAGAGATAATATTACGGGATTTATATTATTGTTTTTATAAAGTAGAGATAATATTACTGGATTATATATGGTTCTAATATCTCTTTTATTATATCTGGATTCAATGTTTTTAATTCATCTAAATTTTTACGAATACGCGCCACTAATGGTAAATATATATCATATTTGGTCATATCCTCATTTGTTAAATTATGTTTATATTTATAATAATATGCTTTATTTTTTGATTTTATTTTTTCACTATTCTTTTTATATTGGTCGCGTTTATATTCTCGCATATATGTTGTTTTATCTTTTTTCTCATTAATATCATTAATATCATTAATATCATTAATATCATTAATTGTACCATCTATTAAATATTCCATATTTATATTATATATATTATATAATATAAATATTCTTTATATTAAATTTAATTAAATTATTTTTATATTTTTTATTATTATATTATTTTATTCATTTAAATCTATTAATAAATCTACTGGTATGTTATAATATACGACTGGATTATCATTTCTACCAGTTCTATTGTTTTGTATGGTCATTTTACTAAATTTATTAAATAAATTTTTATCATACTTTATATAGCATAATTTATCAGAAAAACAAAATACACAAATTAAAGTACCATTACAATTATTAAAATTAATAGTTTTATGAACTGGAAATATTGTGGTTTTATATGCATCTTTGTCTGTTTTTCTGGATTTTAATTCAAATTTTATATTTTTATTTTCATCATTATCATCAATAGTTTCATAATCCCATTTACAAAATTTATCGTTATAAATTGTTTTTGTATTTTGTATATCTCTTTTAAAATGGTTTATTAATTTGATGAGTGTTGGTTCCTCTTTTGAAAGTCCAAATTCTAAATCATCTTTAAAATCTCTTAATCCGTTTGATGTCATTTTATTTATATGTTTTTTTATTATAATATATATTATTAATATTTATTTAAATAACTTTTTTTTAATTAATTTTTTTATTTATTTTCTTTTTTTAACCATAAATTATTTAAATAATTTATATTTTTTATGATATTATTATATGGTCCCCATAAAATAAAAAAAGAAAATAATGCTGGTGATGGTATTAAATTAGATATTAAATATTTTTCAGTTTTATTTGCTATATGTCTTTTCATATAATTAAGTCGTTTAGTCTCATCATTGTGATCAATAAAGGTTGAACCATCTTTTAATCCAAAATCAAAATATTTATTATTATTCATAACCACTCTAAATCTTTTAAATTTTCTAGGGGATTCACTTATATTTATAATCATTTATAATTAAAGTAAAGATAATATAACTGAATTATATTAATATATTCTAAATTGCGGAAAGTCGAAAACTGGGGCAGATTTTTTGAAGATTTTAATATTTTTTTTATTTTTTTATTTTTTTATTTATTTTTTTATTTATTTTTTTATAGAAAACTTATAAAATAATGCCCCAGTTTTCGACTTTTTGATATTTTTAAAAATTAGATAAAGTAAATTTTTTTAATTAATTATTTAATTAATTAATTAATTATTTTTATTTTTTTTTATTATTAAAAATTAATATAAAGATTAATATATATAATATAATATATATAATATAATGAATAATTTAAATAATAATCAAACCGTTTTTAATTGGAAGTTAGATAAAAACACTGTTAATACATCTATTTTTTTTAAAAAGAAAATGATAGAATATGCAAACATAAAACTAATATATGGTTTTTTATCTACTAATATGGGAATTACATATATCGGAAATTATAAATATAATTGTAATGTTGCATATGGTGTCAATACTGAGAATGAACAAATAGAACAATATAAACAAATGTATAATGATAAACTTAATGGATTTCAATTAGGTTTTATTCTACCAAAGCATAAATGGGGTCGTATAATACCAGTAAATTATTGTTCATTATCTGTTTTTAGAAGAGAAACCCGCCACAGACTAGCATTAGATAATTATATAGATATAGATATGATTAATGCACAACCAACCATAATTTATGAAATATGCAAACAAAACAATATACATTTAAATATATTAAAAAAATATGTTGAGGATCCCAAATTATATCGTCAAATGGTTATTGATTATCATAATTGTGATAAAGATACTGCCAAAACTTTATTTATATGTTTAATGTTCGGTGGTTGTTATGACTCGTGGTTAAAAGATAATGACATACAACAAAACAAAAATAATAAAATAGATTCAATTAATGATTTAGAAAATGAATTAAAAAATGTTATGGAAATTGTTTATAATACAAATCATCATATAAAAGAGGATATATTAAGAATTGATCCAAAAAAATGGGCTAATGACAATGAAGCAAAAAGAGGAGTTATGGCTTTATGGTGTCAAACTATAGAAAGATTATTACAGGAGACTTCTATTAAATGGTTAGTTGATGTTAAAGGATTTCAAATAGAAAAAATAGTACCGTGTCAGGATGGTTTTATGATATTAAAGGATTTATGGTATGATGATATTTTAATAGATGTATCAAATATTATAAAAGAATCATTTAATATAAATATTACATATATCAATAAACAGTTTGATGAAGCCATAGACATCCCTGAATTTGAAAATGATAAAAATTTAAATGAGTGGGAGGACTTATTATCATATAAAAGACTGGCTGATAAATTTTTAGAATTATATGGTGATTATGTTATTAAGTATAAAAATTGTGTTTATATTTATTGGGTTGATAATAGAACGGGAGGCCGATGGTTTGATGAAACAAACACTAAAAACCAGCATAAATTAACATTATATATTAGTGAGAAAATATACGACCATATAAGGGATTTAATAATTGGTGCAGTTGAAATTGAGTCTAAAGATAAAAGCCGCTTATTAAAATTATTACGATCTAACACCTCTAAATCATTTGCTATTAATGATATTATTAAACATATTTTATCTAAAGCCACCGAAAATGAAAACGATTTTAATCAAAACCCCTTTTTATTAGGTTTTAATAATGGTGTATATGATTTAACTTTAAATATATTTAGACCTTATAAATTTGATGACTATATGACAATAACAACAGGTTATGATTATACTACATTAGATATAAATAATCCATTAATTAATGAATTAGACAATATATTAGAATCAATCCAACCAAATCCAGCTCATAGAAATTTATTAAATCAAATACTAGCGAGTGGTTTAGATGGACGTTTATATCAAAAATTATTTTTATTAAATGGTGCTGGTGGTAATGGTAAAGGTTTAATAGCATCATTAATGAAATCTATATTAGGTGGTTATGCTTATCAACCAACAAACGGGATTTTAAAAGATGTCGAAAAATCAAATTCACCCTCACCTGATATGTATAATTTAAAAAATAAAAGATATATTAATTTTACAGAAGTCGGAGGCCTTATTAGGGTTGCAATGTTAAGAAACTTAACAGGTGGAACCACATTTACGGGTCGTTTATTAAATCAAAATCCAGAATCATTTAAATTAAACGCCACTTTTGTTATGGAGTTTAATAACTCGCCCGAATTAGACGGCAAACCACAACAGGCCGATTATAGAAGATTAGTAGATTTATATTTTCCAGTTAATTTTACAGATGATATTAATAAAATAGGTAGAGAAATAGGCGGCACACAATATGTTAAATGTAATCCATATTACGAGACAGAAGAGTTTATTTTATCAATGCGTAATATATTTTTACATAAACTATTAAATATTTATAAAGAAAATTATATTTTAAATGTTGGTATTAATTTTACAGTTCCAGAAGATATTAAAAAACGAACAGAAACATTTATCGAAAATCAGAATCTATTTCAAAAAGTTTTTAATGATTTATTTATAAAAGTTGATATAGATTTAAAAAATAAAGATGATTTAAAAAATAAAGTTTTAAAAATTAGAGAAGTATGGGAACAAATAATACAATCACAGGAGTACAAATCTATAACATATAGAGAAAAAAGACAATATGGTCGCGATGAATTTTATAAGTGGATTGATAGTATAGGTTTAAAAACAACAAATGACACAAAAGCCAAATGTATTTTAGGTATACAATATAGAGATAAAGACGAAGAAGATTATAATCCATTTGAAGATGAAAATATTAATGATGATTTAGATAAAGATATTAATATATAAAAAAATATAAAAAAAATTTAATTATAAATTAATATAAAAAAATAAATATATAATAATATATATATATATATAAAATGGATTCATATATTGAAATCAAAAAAGAAGATGTACCAATAGTGCGCGAAAAAGTATGTAAAATAAAAGTTATTGTTCTAGATTCAATGAATAAACACCCTTTAACAAATCCTAATACCTTAACTATAAAAGAACGTAAATATATATACGAACAAATAAAAGAAATATTTTATAGTAATACATTAGATGAAATTAATGATAAATTTAATACTATTTGTAATGATAAATTATTTAATGATAAATCCGACTGTACTCAATTCCCCGTTTATATTGATAGACGAGTACCCGAACAACAGTTATTATTTGATGAAACTATTTAATTAATTATTTTTTTTTATTTTTATTTATATAATTATATAAATAAAAATTATTTTCTCATTATAGATTATAATATATAATGAGTTCTGGATTACCTTATAAAACTAAAATGGATATGGCGAAAACCCGTAACAACTATTTATCTAATTTAAAACTACAAACACAAATAAATGATCAAAATTATAATGCAAATAAAACATATATAAGAACTGGACAATTGCCCGTTGAACCAACAGATACTAGAAGTTTAACAGACAAACTAGCCGACACACAAAGGATGAAAATTGATTTAAGAAGTAAATTACATTCTATAACTGATGGTGAAAACGCTGGGTTAATTGTTAGTGGATTAACTCCCGATGAATTAATTTTTTTAACTCAACAATATGCACCCATATTTGAATATATGAAAAAGAACTATTCGGTGGGCGTTCCCGCTACTATATTTGTAAATTATTTAAGAAGATATATAGAAAAATCAAATCAAACTATGGGTATTGAATTTGGATTACAACAATCTAGCGCGCAACAACTAATAGCGAATCAACAAACCATAATGGATCAAATGGCGACATTTAATGATATTAGAAATCTAGCTGATATGCTTATGTCTGTTGGTGAAATGAGCAATGAATTACAAAATGAGTTTGAAATTCTGTCCGAGTTTATATTTACATTGCCACAATATATGTCCGCGGTTGGCGAAGAGGTTAATGCAGTTAATAAAGAAAAAATGGAACAATTAATGGATTATTTAGTTGAGGAACTACCTACTAAATCCGATTTAATGGAATTACAAAATGAATTAAATGATGCAATAAGATTAAGAGACCGTGACGAAATTACAAAGATAATAAACAAAATCACAGGACAAATTTCAGGTTCAATTGGTGAAGATTTTATGGAACAAATAGAGATTTTAAAAACGATGATACAACAAAGTGGAGAAGTAATGGAAGGAAAACCAGGACCCGCACCGCAATCTAATATAGACGGATTTAGTAGATATATAGATGAAAATATTACAGTTACTCCTGATACAATAAAAGATTTAAATATACTTACATTAAAAGGATTTATGGACGAGTGTTTTAAGCTTTTAGGGACAACAGATAGAAATACATTTATACGAGATATAACGAGAAATGAAAAATATCCTAGTTATTCAACTGTTCAAAAAAATAAATCTTTGTTACAAAATGTATGTAACGCACTAATAGATTATCGTAAAGAATTATCACAAAAAGCTACACCACCGCCACCAGAACCATCACCTCCACCACCAGAAACAACAAAAGCAATACCAACAGAAACAACAAAAGCAATACCAACAGAAGGATTTGGTATGCGCGGCCGCGGTATACGGGCTTATCCTAGTATGGTTTTAGATGGTGATGTTGATTATAATAATGGTATATCGGCGGAACCTAAATTCATACCTATCGGCAGATATTTAATAAATAAAAATAAATTAAATAATAATATTATCGCCATTAAACGGCCTAAAGGTTCTATAATCACAAAACTACCATCACAACGCGTAACTAAACATATGGGCAATATTATACGTAAAATAATCGGCGGATCTATACCTACTTATGATGATTATAATGAATTAAATGATGATGAAAAAATATTTTTAAAAAAAATAGCAAATGAAACACAAATCACAGATAAGTTATCTATACCTACACCTAAAAAATCAGAAGATGATAAAGAGATAAACCAATTTGAAATTTTAAAAGGTCAAATATTATCAGGTAATGACAATCCAGATTTAGTTAAACAATTTAAAACAATTATTTTAAAACTCAGTAAAAAAGATTTAATTCCTAAATCACAGGTCCGCGATTTATTAATAGATTTAACAACTTTAGGGCATTAATATTATCTAACATTACAATATATATAAATATGAATAGTGGATTTTATCCTCAGGTTTTAATGCCTTCAATTCCAAAAGTGCAAACATTAAGTTATGAATATCAAACGCCTTTTTATTTCGGTGGTTCTTTTATTCCAATTGATTTAGGTATAAAAGGTAATGGTGTCAGACAAAAAACTAAATATGAAAAATTATTTTCTCATAATGGAAGTATTATTAAAAAACCACAACTATATAATATTAGATAAAAAATAAAATAAAAATAAACCATATATATTCTATGCCCCAGTTTTCGGCGGTTTTACTTAATTATTAATTAAATAAAATTTACCTTATTCAATTTCATCCTTATAAATATTCTATTTCGGCGAAAAGTCGAAAACTGGGGCATCTTTTTTGAACTTTCTTATAGAAAAAAATTTAAAATTTTTAGAAATAAAAAAAAATAAAAAAAAAATTATCAAAAAGTTCAAAAATAGCGCCCCAGTTTTCGACTTTTCGCCAAATCCAAACAATAAATATATAAAAATTGAATAAGATAATAATTATTAAAATGATAATTAAGCAAAACCGCCGAAAACTGGGGCATAGAATATATATGGTTTATTTTTATTTTAAAATATAAAAATAATTTATGAAAAATAATATATATTATAATAATATATATAAAATGAGAACTTTAATTTTTAACTCTTCTAATATAGTCCCCGATGGTCAAAACAATAAATTAATATATAAGTTTCCTAATTCCGTAGTATTTAAGGACAGTTATATTTCATTATCACAGGCGCAAATGTATTATAGTTGGTTTAATATATCTAAACAATTAAATAATAATACATTTAGTTATGTATGGATTAATGGGGCGGGGGTTCAAACTACATATACTATTATAATTCCCGATGGTTTATATGAGGTATCAACCATTAATCAATTGCTCCAATTTACATTTATACAAAACGGCCACTATTTAGTAAATGCCAATGGTCAAAATGTTTATTATGCGGAGATATTATTAAATGCTAGTCGTTATGCTGTTCAAATAAATACATTTTTATTTCCAACTGCTTTACCTGGTGGATATACTAATCCCGCATTAGTCCCTTTTCCACCTCAATCTTTTAATCCATCAATAATATTACCACCAAATATTAATTTAATTTTAGGTTATACGGCGAATTTTACAACCAATATAAATTTAAATAATGCATATGTCCCGCCAACATCTAATTATGTAAGCAAACTAGCAAATGGCACACTGTCATATATATCAACACTAGCGCCCGAAGTTCAACCAAATAGCTGTATAATTTTAAGTATTTCAAATATAGACAATCAATACGCGCAACCAACAGGAACCTGTTATACTATAGTACCGAGTGTAGCAATAGGAGAAGTGATAAATGAAAGACCAGTTAATTATATATGGAATAAGTTAATACCAGGAACTTATAATCAAATATCTATCGCTTTATTAGGTAGCACACTTCAACCAATTCAAATCCAGGATCCCGCAATGACATTTGTATTTGTTATTAAAAACGCAGAAGAATCCATATATTAATTTATATTAAATAAAAAATATATATAGTATAATTATATGAATAGCGATATTACTGAACAATATTTAAATACATCATACGATAATTTTTCTAGAGAACAACAAAAATTATTAAATGATTTAAAAACTGAAACAGATGATAAAAAAACTAAAAATTTACATAAACAGATTAATATAATCCATTCAATCCAATTAAATATGTTAAAATTAAAAACTATAAAAAATATAAATTATCTATAACTATTATATAATATTACAAAATGGTAGCACCAACAAAAATTTATTTTAATGGTAAAACAATATTAAGTAGACATACTAGAGGAGCCAAAACAGGAAAAGGAGTAGGAGCCGTTTTATTAGATGGTGGTATGGGCGGACAATCTAGTTATTCATCTATAGATAACTATCTAGCAACCACAACAGCACCCGTACCAGTAGGAATGGGATTAAAAGGTTTAGATAAAATAAGAAGTAAAATGGAGAATTTAATTATAAAACCATCAATTAGAAAACCAAAAAATATAAAATTTACTATTTAAAAAAAAATAATTATAATATATTATAAAAAATTAATATTTAGAAATTTATTATAATTATTTTTTTTCTATTCATCTTATATATATAATATGAGTTGTGACAAATTAGTGTTCGATCTTTCTCAGGAGATAGAGGGATCACCAAATATTTTCGTAAAAAAAGACTGGTTAAATATTTTAGATAATCAAAATGGTAACTATAGCGCAAACCAGTCAGTTGTTGATACCTCACAATTATCTAATAGTAATAAATATTTAAATTATAGAGAAGCATATTTATCGGTTCCTATGATAATGGCATTAAGTACTACAACAGCTGTAGCGTGGCAGACGGATGGCACAACCAGTGCTGATTATAGTATGGGTTTAAAAAATTGGTTTGGTTCTATAATTCATTCATTTACTTTAGATTATAATGGAACTACTATTATTCAACAAACACCATTTTGTAATATGTGGAATAGTTTTAAATTAATGACAACATTAAGTTGGAATGATATCGTGGTTTCGGGGTCGACTATTGGATTTTATCCTGATGATCCTTTAAGTTTTTCATATTCGTCGGCAGCAGGTCTATCTGGTCAGGGAGTATTCAATAATTCAAATTTTGAAAATACTAATGATGGTTTTGCTGTATCGGCCGGTTTTAATAAATATAATAGTGGTAGTAATAATATAGGATTTAGATCTAGACAAACATATATCAATTATAATCCTAGCGGTGTACCACAGGGGTCTGGGTCTACTTATGGGGCCCTTTTTTTAAATGCTAACGGTGCAACTGCAAATTATAAATCTTATATTAGTAGTAAAGTAACGGGAACAGGTGCTATAATTGGTTCTATTGTATTTTCAATTAGAGCAACAATATATTTAAAACATTTACATTCTTTTTTTAATATGGTTCCATTATTAAAGGGCGTTTATATGAAAATGACAATGAATTTAAATAATAGTACTACAAACATTTCGGTCGTAACTGGAGCGTCTATAACTTTTTTAAGTTCATCAGTTCCAGTTGGTGGGGTACTGCCTTTTATGATATCTAGTGCCGCAGCTTCTAATGGCAATGCAACACTACCAACTGCTACTTATATTGCATCACTTAGTGTTGGTAATGTCGTTTTAGACGCTACACAAAGGACAAACGTTCAGGCTACAGGCCCACTCGGCCCTAATATATTTTTATATGTTCCTGCTTATACCTTTAATCCCGTTTTTGAACAGGCTTATTTATCATCGCCTATAAAAACAATTAATTACACTGATATTTATCAATATCAGGTTTTAAATATAGCTACTGGTACGGCATTTAATAATTTATTAACTAATGGTCTAGCTAATATTAAGTCTGTTTTAATTTTACCATTTTTCACTAATGGTGCTATTGCTAATTCACCTCCTTTTCAATCACCGTTTGATCCCGCTGGTTGTGGTCCAACATCTCCTTTATGTTTATTAAGTAATTTTAATGTTGTTGTTTCGGGTCAAAATGCAATTTATAACACTCAGCGCTATAGTTTTGAAGAATTTAATAATCAATTATACGGCGCTAATGCTGTTAATGGCGGAATGACTGATGGCTTAAACTCGGGATTATTTAATCAATTAGGTTTTGAAATGGAATATTGTTATCATTATGTTAATGTTTCTAGATGTTTACCAGTAGAGGAATCAGTACCAAAATCAGTACAAATAATCGGTACTAATACTAGCTTACAGACGATTAATTTGTGGTGTTTTGTTGAGTATGGTGTTTCAGTATCAATAGATATATTAACAGGTGCTAGAGTTTAAATCCCGTAATATTATTTATACATTTTATTTAATTTGTAATATTAATAATATATTAATATTAAAAATAATATCTAATTATTAATTATATAACAATGAATATAAAAGAATATATAAAAGAAAAACGCCCTAATTTATCAAAATCATCAATAATAACATATGGTAGTATATTAAGAAATTTATTTAAAAATGTATTTGGTGACTCGGAAATGGATTTTGACAAATTTGGTGAAACAGATAAAATTTTAGATTATTTAAAAAATATACCTATAAATAAAAGAAAAACAATATTATCGAGTTTAGTTATTATAACAGATAAAAAACAATATAGAGATTTAATGTTGGATGACGTAAAAGAATATAATAAAGAAATTCATAAACAGGAGAAGACAGAAGAGCAACAAAAAAGTTGGGTTGATGGTAATGATGTTAAAACCATTTTAGATGATTTAAAAAATAATACAGAATTATTATATAAAAAAAAGAATATTAATAATACTGATTTACAAAATATACAAACATATATTATTATGGCATTATTAGGTGGTTTATACATACCTCCGCGCCGTTCTAAAGATTATGTAGATTTTAAAATTAAAGATTTTGATAAAGAAAAAGATAATTATTTAGAAAAAAATAAACTATATTTTAATTCATATAAAACAGCAAAAACATATGGACTCCAGACAGTTGAAATACCAATACAATTAAAAAATATTTTGTTAAAATGGATTAAAATAAATCCAACTCAATATTTGTTATTTGATTCTAATATGAATAAGTTATCTAGTGTAAAATTAAACCAAAGATTAAATAAAATATTCGGTGAGAAAAAAGTAGGTGTAAATCAATTACGCCATACATATTTAACAGATAAATACAAAAATACAATCGAACAACAGAAAGAAATAAATGATGATATGAAAGATATGGGATCCAGTTCTAGACAATTAGAGACATATGTAAAAAAATAATTAAACATTTAAAAAATTTATTCTATTATCACAATTAGTATCGTTTTCTATATCATCAGGATTAGATATTACGTCGATCTCTTTTCGTAGTTTAGGATCTTTAGGTTGAAAAAACATTTTTAAAATATACTCATTTTTTTTAAAGTCAATTGATTTATTTAAATCATCAAAAAAATCTAAAAAATTCTCAGTATCATTAAATAAATCTTTTGTTCTATGTGAGAAATTATTTATAAAATGTAAAAATGCGCAACAAAACCAGCCACAGGCATTAGACATTAATGATTGTATATCTTTAGTATTATATGGCATATGTTCTTTACCAGTTGTTTTTTTAAAAGTATTAATAATATCAGTAGGTGGCGGAATACCAAAAGGATCAAAATAAATCGATTGTATTGATCCATTAGGATATTTATTAATTTGTAGACAAACCCAATGTGATCCAGAATTTAAACCACCACTTTCATTATATGTATCTTCTAGATTAATAATATATGATTTATTAAATTTAAATGTATCGGGGCTTTGATCTTTAAAAATAATTTCTTCTAATGGTATATTCATTTTACCACATAATTGTGTTAATTGATTGTCAGTTAGCATATTTATATTATATATTATATAATTATATATTTTTTTTTACAATAAAATATATAATTAATTAAAGCAGTATTATTATCTTTAAATATAAAGCCCAGTACCTTTACTAAATTTTTGATAAGCGGGCGGGAGTGTGGATTGAAATTGAAAATTAGCAGAAAATGGTTGTGATTGTAAAGCAGGAGGGAGTTTATGAATAAAACCACCATTTATACCAACATTAATAGAATGACGGCGCCTTTCTCTTAAACCATTACCTAAACCATTACCTAAACCATTACCTAAACCATTACCCCTAGCCATAATTTGTTGTGTAGTTAAATCCGCCGATAATTTATTAGCAATAGCATTATTAATAGAACTATTAGATAAATTTCCCATATTAGTACCTAATTGATCATTTAAATTTTGTAATGCCATATTTTTTGCGTATTCTTTATTTAATGTTGAGTTCTGATATTTAGAGGGATTAGCCAGATAATCATTTCCATAAGTAGATAAAGTAGCAACGGACGGAGCAATAAACGGGATTAATTGTGGTTGATACGCCCCTAAAGTAGCACCAGCAGCAGTTAAACCAGCAGTTAACCCTGATTGTGCCATCGGTAGATAATGTTCGGCAGTTTTATATAAAGCCTTTTGAGCAGTTTTTCCTATAAGTTTTCTTACACCTCTATCAAACTTTTTACCAAATATGCCTCCGCCTTCTATTGGTGTTTCTTTATTTTCGACAATTTCAGCAGGTGATAATGATATTTCGGCCCCTTTACCTTTTTTAAATGTTCTGTTTATTATATTATAATTTTCGGGATGAACTATTAAACAAACTCCCTCGCCTTCCATTTCAGGTGGTTTAACTCTAACTTTGTGTCCATTTCTTAATTTAGACATTTGTTTATTTGACATTTTAACCATTAAAGAATTTGACATTTTTTTATTCTATATATTATGATTAGAAAAAAAATAAAGGGATTATATAAATAATTAAATAAATATCAAAAAAGTCAAAAACAGGGGCATTATTTTATAAGTTTTCTATAAAAAAATAAATAAAATAAAAATAAAATAAAATAAAAATAAATAAAAATATCAAAATCTTTAAAAATAGTGCCCCAGTTTTCTACTTTTCGCCTAAATTAATAATTTCTAATAATCCTTTTCTAAATCTTTTATCGGGATCTTCTTCTAAATCTATTAATAATGGACTAAACTTTTCCCTAGTTGCATATTTATATAAATCTAATAACTCATCTTTTGTGATACCTAATCCAAACTCACTTAAAATTAAATTAACTTCTCTATTACCACTTAATTTTAATAAAACCATATATGAACAATTATTTCGTATTATTTTCGGTATTTTAAAATATGATTGACTTATAAAAATAACACTTACATTTAATTTCCTAGCTCGTATATAATATTGTTCAACTGATGATAAATCTTTAGATAAAACCAGATCATCCCACACTACTAAATGGTTTAAATCTTTATCAAAATCATCCAGTTTAGGCGTATAATGTAATCCTTCTTTTATGATTATTGATTCGCATTTAGAGTTAATCCATTTATAAAGTGGTTCGTCGGCATTTCTAGTTATTATATGAATAGAAGAAAAAGTTCCTTTATCACCACAACTAAATAAATGGATTAAATTAACTAAAAAATTAGTTTTACCAGAACCAGATGGCGCAACTATACACATACGGAATGGTAGTTTTAAATTATGTAAATCAAAATTAGGATTTTCAACTTTATCTAATAAATGTTTAGGAATTTTATCATACATATTAACAATTTTACCACCATTATTTTCTTTAATTTTTTTAGGCATTATATATATATAATTTAATATATTATTTTTATTATAAAAAATAATATCTTTTAATGATATATATAACATTAAAATATGCATATTTGTCTATTATGTAAAATTATTTTAAATGATGATACTATTGTATTTATCGGTGACAAAACAATATGTAAGGAGTGTGATTATAAATTAGAATTGTTTTAATTATTTTTTATTATAAAAAATAATATCTTTTATGATTTATATATATATTTAAAATGGCAGTTTATAATCCACCATCCGAAAATTTAGCAATATTTGATCCCAGCGTCTTTGTAATTAACGAAACACCACTAACAGTAGGTGACGCACTAAACTCATTTTTATCATATCCTTATGCACAGGGAACTGAAAATCTTCAGGGCATAAATGTTGATGGTGTCGCAACATTTAATAGCTTAGAAACACATAATCAAACAGAAACACATAATGGTCAATTAATAGTAAACAATAATGTAACGATAAATAATGCATCTGTGATAAATCAAACAGATCAAATAACAAATGTAAGTAATACATTAAAGAGTACTAATCTATACGGTGATTTTTCAATTTTATCAAATGGGACATACGGCGGATCAATTAGATTTGGACAGATCGGACAAATTAATTATGGTGATAATTTTACACAACAATATCAAACAGGAATACAGTTTGCGGTTACTAGTCAGTCATTAGGAGGTAGCATTTTATTTCGTCAAAGAACCTCGACAAATATACTCAGAAACCCGTTATTACTGTTATCAACTGGATCAACGTTCGCAACAACATCATCAGACGGTAATAATATAACTTTAGCAATATTAGAAACAGTTTCAGGTAATTTTATAGGAATTCAGCCGAGTGTATCAGTAGGACAATATATGCCCTGTTTAGCTGGCGATAATATGATAGTATCCAAAACACAAAATAATGCATTAAATAACACCGCATTAGTTATAGGTTGTCAGTCAGCATTCAGTAATGGCATAAAAATAGATAGTGTTAATAATATCTCTACATTAGGACAGGGAGGGTCAACAAACGGCGCATATAGTAATAGTTTTAGTTGTAGTAATACAGCATCAACAATAAACGGGCCCGCGTCTTTTACTTCAACATCCGCTCCAACATCCGCACAATCGCCGCCTTTATCAGTTAATGATGCGACAACTAAAATACCAACCACCGCGTGGGTCAGATCAGTTATAAATTCTCTACCAGTTGCAACAACACCATTAAACTATCTCAGAGGTTCGGTTCAAACAATAGGAACATCAGCATCTTTAACACCATTAAATTTTTTATTTACAGGAGCAAACTGGGCGATTGCAGAATTTTTTACATTAAAAATTTATTTTAGACAGGAATGGAATGAAATATCAACAACAGCAAATCCCATTTATTATAATTCATATACGGGTTTAATAGATGTTTATCCATATAGATGCCCCACAACAGGAGCAACAACAAATTTATTAAGCGGTAGCATAAATGGAAATACAACATTTAATATAACTGGTACTCCCACATATGCGCCATTAGGTAGATTTTACTGGACTGAAAATTATACAGAATCAAACACTAGAGCAGCATCAGGTTTAGATACAGCAAATCCCATACAAATAACAACAGGTACTCAGCAACAATTTACATTTTTATTTGGATCACCGTTTTCCTCCTCTAATAATTCAACCTCAAACTCAACAACAACTATATATATAGAATTAATAAATCCAGGTTTAACAAATCAATCGGTGACAATATCGGGCGGAACTAGTTTTACAAATTTCTACTCAACTTTTTAATATTTTAATATTTTAAATCATTTGTAACTATTATATGAATTGTTTTTTTTTTATTTGTTTGATATAATTTATTATATTTTATAACATTATATATATTTTCGGGGAACAATAATTTAATGATCCATATTTCTTCTAAAATCAAACATATAAATGCATTTTGTAAATTAATATTATTTTTAAATAAATATTCATATATATTAACATCTTTATTAGTATAAAAATCATTACAACACATTAAATAAGGTGGATCCATTATTATACAATTTAATTTGTCATTTTTATATGTTTCATAGCAATCAATAGAATCCACACAACTAAAGATAATATTACCATTTTTAAAAAAATTATAAATTGGATACTCTTTCATATTAAATTTTCTGTGTTTAGTAGTTTGATCATATAATCCAGGTCTAATATTAAAATATTTGTTTTTTACAAACCACCCTTTTACATCATTATTTTTTATATATTGTGCATAGTGTTCTTTAGTATCTAATACATTATCTAATACATAATCATTAATGTAATCCTCAAATTCTTTTAATTTATCGTCGTCTCTCACAATTTCATACATTTCTTTTAAATATATATTATTATCATTTAAAATAAATTCTTTATCAGGATATAATGTCCATATGTAATAACTAATAGAACAGGACCCACAAAAGGGCTCAATAATTTTTTTATAGGTTTCTAAGTTAGGAATACAATCAACAATATTTTTAACTTCAGTTCTCTTATTACCAAAATAAGGCATATAAAAATGGTTTTTTTTCATAGTATATATTATAACTTAATATTTTTTTTATAAAAGAATATTAAACTAATTATTAAAATAAATATAATTATTTTCTTTTTTTATTTCGGATACTCGCCATATATTCTTTTGCTTCAGCACTACCTTTTTTAAATCTAACTCCTGAGCCACTCGCTTTATGAACAGCAGGTGCAATAAATTCACTTCCTATTTTACTACCAGCCGCAGATCCTAAAACACCTAACGCGGGCCCACCAACAGCATTACCAGCAGCCCCTAAAATAGCAGCAGTTGCGGATGGGATTCCATAAGTAATTAAATCACTAGATAAACCACCTTTTTTTTCTGTTATATATTTACCAGCAACATTAACATCTTTTTTTATCTCTTTACCAGCAACATCAACGCCTTTTTTTATATCTTTACCTAATTTTTTAAATGCTCTACCTATATTTATTTTACCACCTTTTTTTTCTTTTATCGCGTCAATTAATATTTTAGATTGTTCATAGTCTTTTTTATCTACGGGTTCTTTTGGATCAGTTATATGAGATGTTAAATGTTTTAATAACATATCGTAATTATCTAATACACCTTTACCAGTTAATATTACATTAGCGGTTGCTCCTATATCAGTTATAGTATTTGATAATTTTCGTAGCGATGGTAGATTATTAAATAAATCTTTTGTATTTTGTTTTATAAATGTAAAATCATCATTATTACCTAAATTATTAGATTTTAAAAATGCAACTATAAAATCCTGACAATTATTATCTCTAGCACTGTAACCGTAAAATTTTTTATCTCCCATATATTTTTTTGTATTTAATAACATATCGTTTAAACTAACGGGCATTATAGTACCAACAACAGTTTTTGATTCTGTATTAGGACGGTTTTTCGGTTCAATGTCCATATTTATAACTTCATTTTTTTCTAATAATACATTTTGACCATTTTCTAAATTTAATATAACGTATAAATGAAATAATTCGTCATATGCTCGCTCTACTCTTTTACCGAATTTACCTAAAGAAAATAAAGATAATGCTCCTGTTAATACACTCGGTACGGGTGTTCTTTTGATTACAATATTATTTATTTTTTGTGTTCCTACTTTACTAAGAATACCGCGCACTTTTGGTGGATAATCTTTACGCCCGTATATTATGGCTTTACCATAATCTGTTATACTTCTAATAATATCACCTCCTTCTACTTCGGTCTCAACTTCTTTTTTTGGTCGTCCTTTTTTATTGCTTCTAATAATACCAGCTTCTGCCTCTCGGCGCCTTTGTGCTTCAACTGTTTTTTGACTTTTTGCTTTTTTTCGTTCGGCTTCTGTTGCGTATTTTTTTGGCCTTCCTCCTTTTTTAACATCTCTAACAACATTATTAACAATATTATTTAATTCTTCTCTATTTAAATCAGGACGCAGGGCAACAATATCATTCCTAATTTCTGATCTATTTACTTCTCCGTCGTCTTTTATATCTTCGATAACTCCATTTAATATTATCTCTGCTTCCTTTTTACTTAATCCTTCCTCAATTAAATTTTCCCTTAATACTTCTCTATCAAAAGAGGCCGCATTTTCATTATCATCTGGTTCTTCTATTATTGGCTCGTTATCTTCATTCATTCGGGGAGGGACTGATTGATTATTTGATTCCTCAGATACTAATATTCCATTTACTTTTTTGCGACTGTTTGTTGTTACATATACAACACCATCGGGCTGTCTGTCAGATGTTTTAATTATTTCTAATTGGAGAACTTTTTTATTAATTTTACCAGATTCCATTTTATATTCAATTTTTGAAACTGTTTTACGTAATTCTATTATTCCAACTATGATATCTTTCGCATTTTTGCGGGGTTTTGTTGTTTCTCTAGGTCGAGCGCGCATTTAAATATATTATATAATAGTATTATATAATATATTTATTATAATATAATTAATTCATTTATTTTTTTTATTCTTTAACCCCATTCTCTAATTCCATATGTTCGGCATCAACCTCCCCTTTTATATCTCGCTTTATTGTAAGACAGCCGCAACATAAATTTACATCACTACATTTAGATTTAAATCCATATCTAATTAAAACAGCTAGAAATCCGAATCCCATAGTTGCTATACCATATATTAAAGTATTGTCCATTATATATATAGAATTATATATTTTAATTTGTTAGTTTGACAACCTCAACAATATATATTGTTAATTCATTTATAGTTAAGACATTTATAGTCATTAAACCATAAGTGCCGCCAGAAATATTAACACCCGATGAATGAATAGTTTTAATATTGGTTCCTAGTGATGTGTTAATTGTTAAATTTCCCGATCCTCCATTAAATATACCGATTCTATATTCTCCTCCTACTATCATATTTGTTAATGTTAATGCAGATATAGTATTAGTACTACCAGAAAACAATATACTAGAATTTTGTAAAGTAACAGAACTACCGCTTATACTTAATGTTGGGGATACATATGTAGCAGTATTTTGTGTTGTTGGTTGAACTAAGCGAGTGTTTATTAATGAACAACTTAAAGTAGAAGTGGCAGGATTATAAGACAGTGGTCCAGTTGTATCATCAACAAATAAAGAGGTTGAATTATTTGCGGTGGTTTTACTAAATGGGATATAATATGTTCCGCTAGTATTATCTGTGGTTGTTCTTACGGCAGCAGAGGTTGAAGCAGTCAAAGCGTTTCCAGCAAAAGTAGTACAACTTAAAGAAGAAGTAGAAGGATTATAAGTTAATGGACCAGTTGTATCATCAATAAATAAAGCGGATGAATTAGTTGCGGGGGTTTTACTAAATGGGATAAAATATGATCCGTTAGTATTATCTGTGGTTGTAGTTATGGCATTAGATGTTAAAGCAGATGACGCGACACCGTTTAATGCATTACAGGTTATTGTTCCTAATGATGGATTAACAGATAATAATGCTGTTTTTTGTGGATGGCCCTGACCAGTTGCAGACGAATCTGAAAAATTTAAATAATGGGTATCAGCGGAGGATGTATTAACTGTTTTAATAAAACCAGTCCAGTCTGATTGGTTTAATGTATTTGTGGTTATACCATCTGTTAATGTAATTGTATTATTAACATTTAATGTAGTTGAATTAGTGGGCGGATATGTTATTGAGGGAGTTTTATTTACTGTTGTATATATATCACTAAATAATAAAGATTGACCAGTATTATTTGATAATTGTTGTGAATTTATATTTAAAACTTTATTTATAGAACTATCAGATATAATTATAGAATTAGTTTCTGGATCTATTTTTATGTTTTTTGTATCAAAAGTATAGTTTGGGATTTGACCTGTAAAAAAATAATCAGCCATTTTTTATATATTATAATATAATATTATATAAAAAATTTAAAAAAAATATATTATAATAATATATAATGGAATTTAAAAGTATTGATAGTGATGAAAATTTTTATAATTTAGCTTATATATTAGCAACAGAAATAGAAGATGATTTATGGGTTGAAGATGTTATATATAAATATATTTATAAGGTAGTTATTAATAACAATATATTATATTATTTAAATTGTGATGATACAAAAAAATATTTTGATATAAATGATGCGATAATATATTATATTAGAGTTAGAGTTGATTCGGGGGAATATGAAGAGGCATTAAGTCAAACCCGTAATATTATCTCTACTTCTAGGAATATACAAAATATAAGGTTTAACACATAACCATAGATAATATTACTGGATTAACATTAAACCATAGATAATATTACTGGATTAACATTTTATGATATAAATATATAATGTTTAAATAATTATTAAGGGTTTATATACTTATATTATTAATTAAAAATTAATAATTTAAACAATTATATATATATTAATCTTAATTTTTATTTAAAACATATAATATATATATAAATGATTAATTAAAAATTTTTAATTAATCATTTATATATATATATTATGTTTTGATTATGTTTATATATATATTAATCTTAATTTTTAATTAAATGTTTAAAATCTTAACTTATGATTTATGATATATTAAAAAAAAATATAAAATATATATCATTAATCATTATATATAAATGATTTATGATATATTAAAAAATAATATAAAATGATTTCTTTTATATGTGATCAGTATATAAAAAATATCATTTTATATAAAATCCTTCTTTTATATGTGATCAGTATATAAAAGAATTCATTTTTATAAAATGTTTATTTAATGATGTTTATTTAATGATGTTTATTTTTTTTTTATTTTTTATGATGTTTATTTAATGATTTATATTTAATTACTAATCCCTAATAAAAAAGGCGTAACCACTTTATTAATATGTTTAATTGCACTTTTAAATAATCTATCATCACCAGCACCTAAATTTTGAAATATATTTATATATGGTTTTATAAAATGATATGTACTCACTAATCGCCCGCCGTGTTGGTTTATTGTTTCGGTTTCTCCGATCTTATTGACATCATTACATAAAAAATTTAATCTTTTATAACCTAATGTTTTATCTGTTAATTTTGTAACTACAATACCATAAGTATCATACCTATTTTTTTTTAATGTTGTAATCTCTAAAATATCACCCACTTTTACATCATTAATATTAATATTAATATTTAAAAAACTTTTACTATATGTATTATATATATTATTTATAAAATGATCATTATTTAAAGTGTTTTCATATGTTAAAATCTCATCGCGGCATAATGGACATTTATTATTGGTCATTATTGTTTTTCTAGTGCATAAATAACAGCAGTGATGATTACATTTAAAAATTCTTTTTTCATTTTCTTTATATTCTTCATAACATATGGTGCAATAATTATCATCATTATTTAAATCATTATTATTTAATGGTTGATCATTATTTAATGGTTGATCATTATTTAATGGTTGATCATTAATATTATTAATATTATTATTATTTAATGGTTGATCATTATTTAATGGTTGATCATTATTTAATGGTTGATCATTATTTAATGGTTGATCATTATTTAATGGTTGATCATTATTTAATGGTTGATCATTATTTAATGGTTGATCATTATTTAATGGTTCTTCAATAACAGCATCATTAATGGTCGCGGTTTCTTCTGTTTGTTCTACTTCTACTGGTTTTATAACTTCATCAATATATAAAGAATCTTTTAAAATTGATTCATTTTTATTATATTGTTTAATCATTTTTTTTAATGGTTGATCATTATTTAATGGTTGATCATTATTTAATGGTTGATCATTATTTAATGGTTGATCATTATTTAATGGTTGATCATTATTTAATGGTTGATCATTATTTAATGGTTGATCATTAT